TAGCGGCCAAGGCGCAGCGGCATGCCGAAGATCTCGATGAACTGGATCCAGTCCTTGACCGTGTAGTTCTTGAACAGGAAGCTCCAGGCCACCAGCCGGGCGAGGCCGCCGCGCAGCGGGATGCCGCATTTGAGCTTCGGGTAATGGACGATGAACTTGTACGGCTCGAGCGGGATGCCGAAGGCTGGATCCTTGATGTCGCGCAGTCGGATCTCCGCCCGGGTCACGATATCGAACTGAAAGAACTTCGGGTCCCGCCATTTGAACTCGCACGGGTTCCATTTGGCGCCGCGGTCCCAGATGATCTCCGAGACGGAGTACCCCTTGCCCAGGGCGTCCATCTGGTCCTCCAGGAGTCCCCGGAAGGTAGGTTTCTCAACCACGCTCTCGCGGAAGTCCTCGGCGATCTCCTTGCTTTTGGCGTCTTTCTCATCACCGGGCTCGACCGCGGTCGGCAGCTGCACCACCGCCCGCTTGCGGGTCCCCAGCTGAGCGGCATAGTGCAGGTCCTTCTCCTCCATCTCCTCGGCCAGGGCAAGGTATTCGTAGCCGTAGCCGGTGGCGGCCTCCTGGAGGATGGCGGAGAGCGCGGCCGGGGTGAGGCCCATGGAGACCGCATCGTTCCAGATGGTGCGAAGCCCCGTGAGGGTCGGCGCGGCCAGCTCCTGGGTGAGCTGGGTCTTCTGGACAGGTTTGCCGTAGGCGTCGTAAAGGGTGATGTCAGCCATCTAAAATGCTCCTGAGATGCGGCCGAAGCCGGCGTTGCAGCGGATGTCCCTGGGGAGCTCGTCGCCGTTTTTGTCCTTGATTTTGACCGGCTGGTAATCGAAGCCGCCGACACCCTCTCCCGCGGCGTAGATGCCCAGGAAGGCCGACCAGGCGCGGTCGGCATGGCCCGTCGAATCGCTGTCCGCCTCGAAGCGAACGCCGCCAGTCGGCGTGCTGACCTTGCGCAGTTTATGGAGATCGTTTCTCAGCACCTGGTCACCCAGGGGGATGCGCACCTTGCGGTCCTCGAACTTCTGCTTCCCCACGGTGGCGAGGAGCTGCTTGTTGGGGCCGGTGAAAAGCACCCCCTCCACCCTGGTCGAGCCGTAACGGCGGATGGCATCTTCTACCGGCTTCTCGCCCATCCCCGTCTGGTCCATGCAGAGCCGGAGCACCCGGTAGCGCATGAAGAGCTCGTCCATGGTGCGGTCGTGCTCAGCGAAGCTGGCACGCTTCAGGGTGCGGATCTCGCGGGTCCAAAGCACATCGCCCAGCTTCTCCCAGACCCAGGCGACCCAGAGGTCGTTCCTGGCGGCGATATCGTTGCCGATGTAGCAGATGTTCCCCTGGTAGCCGTCCGGATCGCCGGCCTTGTCATGCTCGACCGCGTTGATCAGGTCGTAGTCGAGCCAGGCGCTCGCCTCGTCCAGCCATTTGAGCTCGTACTCCTGATTCCATGCGTCGTCATCGTTCAGGGCGGTGCGCAGCTCATCGATGTCACGCTTCAGGCCATCGGCTACGGCTTCGTAGATGTCGGTGGTCTGCCGGTACCAGAGGTTGTCGTCGCCGGTCATCAGGTCGTAGAACTTATTTCCCTTTCCGTTGGGGGTGGAAACTACCCGGAGCTTCCAACCGGCGGAGATGACCGGAAAGAGTGCCGTCCAGATCTTGCGGCTGTCCTGGTGGAAGGCGAACTCATCCAAGAAGACGTTGGCGGAAAAACCGCGGGCCGTGTCCGGATTGGCTGGGAGCGCGGTTATGCGACTGCCGTTGGGGAAGGCGACCTCCATGGCGCGGTATGTCGCTTCTTCTCCCTTGTAGTCGTATTCGCTCGCCTTGATGATCGAGCCCATCGCCTGGCAATGCCGCTTGACACCTTCCTCAATCGCTTCCTTTGCCTGCCGCTCCCCGCGGGAGAGGATCACCCAGCGGGTGCGCTTTCCTTCCAGGTCGCAAACCTGGCTGTCCTTGGCCAACTCAAAAGTGGTGCCGAAGGTCTTGCCGGTCTGCCGGGCGAACATGCCGATCTTGAAGCGGCTTTGGTTCGCAATCCAGCGACGCTGGTATGGCAGGAAAAGGACATCAGACACCGTAGCTCTCCCGGATGATCTTCTTGAAATCCTCGGCGGTCATGGGGGCAGTCGTCTCCCCGGCCACGGCGTCGACCTTCTTGGCTACGTCGTCCAGTGCCTGCTTCCGGATCTCGGAGGCGCGCTTGATGTTGATCATCGCCGACTGCTCGAGGCGCTGAGTTGCCAGGGCCAAGGCCTTGACCTGGTCTATGGTGCTGGCCAGGGTCTCTGGGTCGCTCAGGTCGGCATCCTGGATCTTAAGGGATAGGTCGAATGCCAGCGTCCGCAGGATCTCGTTGATCAGCAGGCCCATCTGCCCCTGGGGAGCGGCGCCAACCTTGGAGATGTACATGTCAGCCACGTCCCGGGACTGGCGCAGCTTCTCGCCCACGTCGGCCATCTTGACGGCGTACCGGTTCACCGCACTCTTGCTCACCCGCTCCTCGTGTCCCTCGGCCTCCAGGAGCATGTTGATCTGCGCCGTCACCTCCAACTGGGAGACGCGGGGGTCCTGGAGCAACTGCTGCAGTGTCGACTTGATGTCGGCGGGGAGCCGATCGATGGTTGAGGGCAAGGGCATGGGTCAGCTCCGAGGAGACGGCCGCTTAACGCCCGGTACGGTGGCGCGAGCGTTGGCGACGTCGAGGCCGCGCTCGGTCATGGTGGCTACCATGACGCCGTAGGGCACTTCGAGAGTGATCAGGCCCTGATCTGCCAACCACTGGAGCTGAGAGCGAACTTGGTCACGGGAACATTTATGTCCGATCTGGCAGAGGTAGGAGTGAAGCATGGAATCGTTCATGCTGTAGGAGGCGCCCTTCTCGATGCCACGCAGCATAGCGATCCTTAAGTCCTCATTTAATAGTGCGTTGAAATCCATCACTTCCCTCCTTGGCTGATGAGGAATTCGTTGATCAGGTCGGAGGTGTGGCCGATCCCCTCCAACTTACCGTCGACCTTGTTGATCGCTCCGTTGATGCCGTCGAGACGCTCGAAGAGACGCCGATCGTTCTCCTCCATCCTCGAGTGATGGACGCACGTCGGACCGGATTTCACGGCGGAGTCGATCTCTCCGACCTTCTTGTCCATGCCGGCGAATTTCTTATCCATTCCTTCGAACTTCTTTTCGATGGCGCAGAAGCGGTGACTGGCTATGGTCTCCCTGGTGCGCCACCAGGCAAAAATACCGATGACTATGGTTGCTATAAACTGGAGGACCTCCAGCCATAATCGAAGTTCTTCATAATTCATTTACGGGGTCCTCCAGTGGGATAACAATTCATGTTCTTCTTGGCAGCTGATGCACCGCCTGCAACCGGGGACCGCCTTACGACGGTCCTCCGGGATTTCTTCTTCGCAGTCGAGGCACTCGGTGCCGGTGTAGTTGGCCGGCTCGCGGGTGCGGCGGTTCAGGCCCAGGGCGAACTCCTGGAAGTCTTCATTGACGCCCTGGACGCGGTCCATGTCATCCATGGGTCACCACTGGTAAAGGAGGCCGCCCTGGATGGAGGCGCCGCCATTGCCACCCGTTGCGCGAACCGCCAGGTGCGTCTGCATGATCCGGAGAACGGACCACTGCGCGGTCAGGTCCATTGCCGGGAGCTGGTGATTGTTGTAGCCGTACCAGGCGCCGAGCTCGCCACGGTTCTCGAAGGCAAAGAACTCGAGCGGCTTCTCCTTGATCACGATGGTGCTCTCGCCGGTTTTGGTGTTGAGGATGCCGACCGCTTCGGAGCCGGCATCGCTCTCCGGAATGTCCGCGGTCGTGGTCACCTGGAGGTCCTGGGGATCGCCGGCGACCGGAGCCGGATCGGCCGAGGCGGACGCCGCGGGGGTAGGGGTGAGCGCGTCCCCGGCGGCGACCTGCTCGGGTGCCGCGGCGGCTGCCGGAGCGGGGGCCGGAGCCACCAGCCAGGGCATGTCGAGTGCCTTGGCGACGGCCGGCTTGTTGAGGACCACCACCTGCTTCGGGCCGGGGACATAGACACGCTGGACATCGTGTACCGTCTCGAGCTGGGTCACCGTCTGCCACTGAGTCTGGGTCACCTTGGTGGTTCGGGGATGCAGGAAAAGGTACGTGCAAAAGCCGATCGCCATGGCCGCGATCACCGCCCAGATCAAGGTCCAGTCAAGGCTCGTATCGGTTGCCATGTCAGGCTCCCGTCCCGGACGTCGGCAGCTGGCCCTTGATCTCGGAGATTGCCGCCTTGAGCTCGGTCACTTGAGCCAGTACGGAATCGTTCTGGCCGAGCGAGGAAAATACCTTAAGCATGGTGACGATTCCCTGTCCGATGCCGTTTACCTTGCCCGGCAGGAAGGGGAGGATCTCCGAGATCAGCCAGCCGAGCCAGGGGAAGAGGCCGGCGAGTATCCAGAGAAGAACGGAACCGACGCTCTTGTCGGCGGGGAGTCCCTGCAGGGCCGGCATGGTGGTCGTGGTGACCGTGGCGGCCGGCGTTGCAACCGTGGTGTGCGCAGGCAGCATCGCGGCGGTACCGGCGCCAGGGTCGGCGACCATGGTGGAGCTGGCCGCCGGCGGAGAGGTGGCCGGAGTGGCGGACTGGTCGTCGGCAAAGGCGGCAGAGATGCCAGTGCCGATGGTGAGCGCGATGACGAGGAGGGAGAGGATACCGAACTTACGCATAACTGAACTCCTTACATGGTTATTGCGCCGGCAATGCGTTTCATGGCGGCGGTTATGTCCTCGCCCGGCTGGGGGACCGGGTTAAGACCGGGTTTAGCGAGGCCCTGCATGATCCACATCGGGAACACCAGGTTGTGGATGCCGGTGGCATTGTCGTCGGTCTTGTTCTCCCCGGTGTGGACGGGCTGAGAGAGAACCAGGAGGTTCCGGATGTCGTCGACGGAGGTCATCGGCTGGGCCTTCAGGAGCCGGCCGTAGCCGTAGGGGTCGAAGGTCTCGCAGAACTCCTTGAGCTTGGCGAAGTCGACCAGTTCGGCGAGGCTCCACTCGGCGCCGAAGTGGTGCACCTGGAGGCCCGTGGTGGCGCCGGTCAGCCAGCATCGGTAATGGCCGTCCTCCTGGAGGCGCTTGACGTTCTTCTCGAACTCGGCGCTCGCCTTGCGATCGGCGTGGCTCGGGGTGATGATCAGGTCGTGCAGGGTTATCTTCTCGATGTGCTCGCCGACCGGCATCAGATCTTGCCCTCCCAGAGCGCGATCTCCCGCTTGCGACGCTCGACGAGCCCCTCGTCGACCACGTGCTGCTTGGTTTTTGGATCGGTGATCTTGTCCCAGAGCAGCATGTCGGCCGGCATCTGGTCCAGCTGACCGGCGTTGATCGCCTTGAGAGCGGATGAGGTGGCGAAGCCGGCGTCGCCGATGTTGAACGCAAAGATCACCAGGGCGTCGAACTGGTTCTGGTTGAGGGCGTTGAGAACATGGCCGGCGACGACGGATTCGAACGGCATCACGTCCTGGCCAAGCAGATCGAGGGCCTGCTGCTCGGTCAGGCCGGTCGCCAGCGGTACCGAGACGCCGTTGATGCAGACGGCGCCGGCCATCAACTCGCGCTTGGTCAGCAGGTGGCCGATGCCGATCGTAGGGAGGCCGGCCTGATCCTTGTAGACGTGGTGGATGTCGCCTTCCCACTGCTCCAGGAGGAGACGGCCTTTTTGAGACAGCTTCATTTCAAGACTCCTTCAAAGCATGTTTAAACGGATCATGGGGGACGACCGAAGCCGCCCCCATTTTTTGAGAATGAGAAATCCGGTGGCTACTTCTTCCCGCCGCCGCCTTTCCCGCCGCACGTGCATTTGTCCGACATTGGAGATCACCACCTTTCGAGGTTAAAGAGGGTGGCCGCCCGGGAAACAAGGAGGGAAACCCGGGCGGCCGGCACAACAACGCAGGGTGGAATCTACAGGATTAAGCGGGGCGGGTCATTTACGGGGGGGTAAATAAAAAAGCCTCTCCGGAGGGCCGGAAAGGCTTGTAATTGATGGGATTTATCGCCCCTTAATAGCGCACTATTCTGCAGGCGTCAAGGGGCGAGTTATGAGGCTCCGTCATCAGTGGCTCTTCTGAATACTTTCCTGAAACGACCATCGACACTATGTCCCTTACCAAGGGCGATACGCGACAACAATGCCCTGGCATGATAACTATGGTCGGATTGCCGCAAAAGCCCGAGGTAGCTGTTCGAGCTTCTCATAAAATCTTCGCCGTTTTTTTTGTAAAGCGCCGCTATCGCGTTCTCAAACGTCGTCCGTCTGAGCACCCGGCGCCACGGCTTGATGATCTGCCCGACGAAGTCAACTCCCCGCTCGATAGGCTGGAGAATTGTCTTGCGCGGGTTCAGAGCCATACCGAGGCGCTCCGACACGAAGTCACCGATTTCCACGTCCGCCCGGTTCAACCATTCAGATGACTCGTGCAAGAGCACCATGTCGTCGACGTAGCGAATGTAATGGCGGGCACCGATCCGGTGTTTCACATGTTGATCCAGTGGATTCATATAGACGTTGGCAAAAAACTGGCTGCTCAGGTTGCCGATCGGCAGGCCTAGGTGGGACGGCTGATTGAAGAGGCTCTTGTGCGGAGGGATCAAGGCCAACAGCGCCGGCGTACCTTTAATCCGGACGTCCTCGCGAGGGTCATGGAAAAGGATGATCTCGGCAAGCCACATGGTCCAGGGCTCGGTGATTTTACGGGCCAACAAATCGTGGAGGATATTCTTATCGATGCTGACGAAAAAGTTGGCCAGATCCAGCTTCAGGTAGAAGGCGCGCCGGGTCCAGTTTTGGGTAATGCTTCTGACCTTGTGCTCCAGGCGAGTAGCACCGTAGAGGGTGCCCCGGCCCGGGATGCAGGCGCAGCTATCGGCGATGAACGAGCGGTGGAACCGGTCGGCAATACGGTTGTAGAGGAGGTGGTGGACCACTCGATCTCTAAAATCGGCAGCCCACACCTCGCGGGGTTTCGGCCTGGTCACGACGAAACATATGGAGGTACCAGGGCGATAGGAGCCATCCATCAGTTCCCGGTAGAGCTCCATGATGTTTCGCTCGAGGTTTGCTTCGAACTTCAAGGCATTGCATGTGTTGCGCTTGTGCCTACGACAGTCGTAGTAGGCACAGAGCAACTCGTCTACCGTTAAGTCGGCATCGCAATAATCTGCGGACCGCCCTGACTCCGTTATTGTTGTTCTTATGGTTGTTGTTCTGGTTGCCATTGTTGAAATTCACGATCCAGGCGTTGTTGGAGTAGGAGGCGTAAAGTCATGCTGTTCACGTCGCACGGCGGAAGGCTGAGCCGATCCGTCATGAAACTGCGCCACGACCTTGCGGGACCGCTGCCCACTGGTTTCGTTGTCGGCGCCTTACCGTGGAGACCATTTCCCCAGGGGCACGACCAGATTAATTTCGCACGGGCACTACCGCCGTAACGGTTGTGCAGCAGGCGACGATGCGGACTTGAGCCAACCGGTCGATTGTCTGCCGATCTGGTCGGTCAGCTCGATAGTTTGGGCGAACTGCCCCGTGCTGATCAGCTTCATGTCCTTGGACAGCCTGAGCAGTAGCATTGCCACCTGGAGGTGTTCCTGCAATGCCTCCAGATGCGGGCGCTTGTCGCGGGAGCAGTTCGCCCGGTAAATCAGCACCACCAACTCGACACACTCCTCGCGGACCTTGTTGCCGAGCGATTGCTTGTAGTCCCGCGGCATGTCCTTGGTGATGCGGGTTACCACCTGCAAAAGCTCATAGGTGACGCGGTAAATAGGAAGGGTCGATGCGAGTGCCATGGTTGCTTCCTCAAAATAGGTAAAGGGTTAAATTTTTAATCTGCGGACCGCCCTGACTCCGTTAGTGCTGAGCTTATGGTAGTAGTTCTGGTAGCCATAGCTGAAAAACACGATCCAGGCGAGGTAGGAGGAGGAGGCGTGCTCAGTGCTGGACCAGTACCAGTCCGTCTCGAAGTCCTCGGCAGCGCCCTCACGAAACAGCTCCGGGGTGTCCTGACGCCTTGGGCCGAGGTTGCGCTGCAGCATTGCCAGCTCGTCGCGAGACGGCAGGTACCAGTCATCGAAACCGCCAATATTCAGCGTCTGGCAAAACTTGATCCCTTTCTTCCACGGCAGGTTCAGATTTTCACCTTCCGCTTTCGACGCGACCACCAGGGCGTAACGTTCTTCGTTGAGGACAAACTCCCCGGCGAAGAAGCCACCTTCGAACGGCGCGCCAAGAGCGGGGATAACCATCTCCACCTTCTCTGCTGTTTGCTTCGTTTTCATCATTTCCTCCTCAAAATTGGTAAATAGTTAAATTTTTAATCTGCGGACCGCCCTGACTCCGTTACTGGTGCTCTTAAGGCT